GCATTGCGCCTGCAATATCTTGGCTGCCAATTAGCCTACGCAAGCGAGACACATGGTCAGCGTTGGCCGGGTCGCCCATGTTTAGCTGATTGATATAGTAAGTCGTCATGCCAAACAGGTCAGCTTCTCGCTCAGCAGGAAGCAAAGCATCAGCCGCACTTCGGTCAAGAATGCCAGCCTCGACCACATCAGCAACAGACACTCGAAGCTCAGCGCCAATCGCATCGGCAAGGCCATACGACAGAGGCACATCACCCTGTCCCGCTGCAATCGCAGCAGCAGAGGTTTCGCCCATCGGCATTGAAAAGCCGAGCTGAGCGTCACCACCCACGCCCACTTGAGAAGGAGTCCCAATAGGGAAAGAAGAAACATCAGCCTGTCGGCTGCTCATGGTGCCAAATGCACTTGGCCCCATCTGAGCCACAATGGCTTGACGAGCAGACATCGCATCCGCATTGGACCGCTGAGAAGAGCCAGCCATCGCAGAGCGGGCGCGCTGCATCTCACGCGCCATAAGCGTAGCGCGTGTGCGGTTGATGTAAGATGTGCCAACATCTTCGATGATGCCGCGATACTGCCCAGTGGCATTCTGCGACATGGACGCGACATAGTCGGCCATTGCAGTGGAATAGAGCGCAGCTCCATCCGGCCTGTCGCCATACTCAGCAGCGAAGAGAGTCCCTTGGTTTCTGATCTCTTCTTCAATGCTTTGCTGGAAGCGGGAGTTGATCACACGACGATAGGCTTCGCTGCCGATGCGGCCCATGCCTTGCATCTGGCTAAGCGCAACCGGCTCTCCAGTGTCAGGGTCAATGCCCATTACCTGCTCACGGTCAACAGCCAGAGCCATCTCTTGACCCTGACGCTCAGCGTTTTCTGCAGCAGCCCTGAAGGCAAGACCCGCAATTTCGTCAGCGCCCTGCATCAAAGCGTTGGCTGTCTGCGCACCTTCATAGACCCGAGCAACGCCAATGCGCTGGTTCTGGAACGTAGGCGACTCAATGAGAACTCGGGGGGCGCTAATCATGGTTTACCTCGGTCGCATCGTCGGGCGGGGAGAAGTGGTGGGCGCAAGTGGAGAGGCGGTTGGCCCTCTAATCTGATCGTATTGCATCATGGTCGAAGCGGCAGAGCTAAACGCATTCACCACGCCAGAAAACATAATATCCTTTGCCCTGCGTCGTTCGCTTTGCGCTTGAAGCTCAAAGTTAAGACCTTCCATTTGGCGCTGCGTTTCCATGCGGTCCATGTCGCTGAAGGCACTCTCGCGGTTGCGCTTGAGAAACGCAGCAACAGAACGGTCTTCGCCGCCAATGTCTCGGCCCATCGCCCCAGCAAGAAGAGCGCGGTTGGCAGACTCAGCTAACTTGAACTGTTCGTATCGGTCGTTGGCTCGCTGCATCGCAGCAGCGTCGTTTAGCTCTTTCTGAGTTTGAATGTTGAAAGAGTTTAACCTTGCGCTGTCAGCCTGACCTTTTGCAGCAATCAAACTGCCAGCCGTAGAAACAGCCTTGGCTGCAAGAAACGCAATCGTAAATGGGTCCATTAGACAATCACCTCCGCGACGAATCCGTTAAGCTGCAAAGGCAACGGTGAAGATTGGCTTACCGTGACTTGCGGGTCGCGCCCGTAGCCAAGAAGCCTGACTTCCTTTTTGCCGGTGTATTCCCCAGTCAGAGTAACAGGACGGTTGTTGACCTGCACAGAGCGAGTATCCACCAAGTCTACCACCACAGTAGACACTCCGCGTATCTCGCCGGTCTGAGGTCCGTTGGCAATGATTGCGTCGATAGGGTTGCTGGTTAGCGTAGCGGTAAAAGGCAAGCCAATCTCTACAGTGCCGGTCGTAGCAAAGACGCTTACATCCACATTGCCAGACGCCACAGTGTAGGAGCCAAGGTATTCCCCATCCCTCACCACGGAAACCTCGGTGCCGTCAGCAAAGTCAGCCGACACATCGGCTACCCCGGCGGTAAGTGTGTATAGCTTGGAGAAGTCGAGGGCATAGTCATAGTTGAACTCGCCTAAGATTAGCTCTTCCCCAGCCCCAGTATCCACCCAAGCCGTAGCAAACAGCCGATCATCAATCGCCACCGCGTCATAGAACTGACCTGCGCAAGTAAACTTGCACCAGCCAGCACGACGCTCAGCGCGGTTGGACGCAAAAAGAGAAATGCGCCCGCACTCGCATGGGAATGCAGCGTAAGACTCAGCTCCGTCAAACGCGCCGTGGCACACCGTCAGCGACTTGGGGTTGTCAATGAGATGCGAGGCAATCGTAGAAACAGCCGTAGAGCTGTAAGCATCCTCGTTGTCGGTGTAGATGTATTCGCGCACCACACGCCCGCCCACCTGCACGAACAACGTAGCTCCGTCGATGGAGTGAGGCTCAACAAACATAGAGCCGTAAGGCGTTTGCCTGCGCACCTGAGCGTTGCTGGGCGTAATCGCTTGGTTTAGGTAAGTCGGGACATACAGCTCAGCGGTTGCAGTAAACACCTGAAGGTCGCGGTTTGACTTGAGATACCGAATCTCATGCACGTCAGAGCTTGCGCCAACGATGTTGATTGCATCAGAGTCAGCAGCCTCACCTACGTCGAAGTTGTAAAACTGTGCGCTTTTGCTCATCCAAATTGCATCTGGCTGAGCAATGGTGCCTCCAAACACAAGTCGGTTTTCATGAAAACAAACCGCAGCAGGGTAGCCCCTGAGCGCAGAGAAGGCTTGCTCTTCCCACACAGTTGTCGGAGCCGCAGTCACCACCTTGACGTAGCCGCCACCATCTTCAGCAGACGATGCAGCGCCGCCCGCAGTAAAGGTATAGGTGTTCTCGTCAATCACGCTGGAGATCGTGCGACTGCCGTTTAGGTTGCCAGTGTTGATGCCGCCAACCGCAGACGCCTCTTCGAAGATAACAGTCTCGCCGCCAGAGAAGCCGTGATTAAGATGGGTCACCTCAACAGTGGTCGAGCCATCAATTGTCCTGAACGGATTGAGAATCTCAAGGCGCTGACGCAGCGTTCCGTTGATAACACCAGTCGCAGTCGTGGAATTTGTCACGCTAGTAATCTGAACCTCGGTGTCATGATAACGCAGAATCACACCATCATGCAGGCCAGTAGTGTCGAAGTATGGTGCGCTGGTCGTGAAGGTTCTTGTGCCGCTTGTGCCATTTGCTTGCAGCGTGACATTGGCGGGATGAAACACAGCATAAGGCTGATATGTCAGCGCCCCGTTGTTGCGTTCATCGAAGGCAAACTTCTGCACCTCGAAGGCGGTCAGGCTGGTCCTGACAAGCTGGCGCGGCAAGAACAGCGGATGCGTGATAATCATCACGTCACCATACTGCGCCCAGCTATACTCGTAGATGAAGTCATCATCGAACGGCAGAGTGTCACCGTCCACGTCCTGCGTAATCGTAGAGGTCAGCGACACATCGCCAGTCGTCGGGTCAATGATGAACACCCGGAGCTTCTGGTGTTCAATCGACACGACGTATTGTTCATCACCAGAAAAGATGAACGGAGCCAGCTTCGATTGAAACTGCTTCGTGGTGTCTCTGGTAATGTCGAAGTCGTAAATGCGCTGAAGGCCGGGTCGTCTCCGAACCCCGCCCTCCGACAGCATCATCATGTTCTCAATGCGTTGAGCCGATGCCTGATAGATCGGAGTGTCAGTGCGCATCAACGTAGACGGGCTGACCTCACCAAAAGCAAAGTTGGTGATGGGAACTCTAATCCTCTGCATCAGCTCCGCCTTTGTGCAATGAACCTCGAAGTGTTGAGCTTGCGGTTGGTCTGTTGCTGCGAGTCCAGACGCCGCGCCTGAATCATGTGAAACTGAGCCTTCTGCTCCATCATCTGAGACAGGCTTGAGTCTCGGGCAACCGACACAGCAAAGACCGCAGCCATCGCATACTCAACAGCAACCGTGAAGAACGGAGGCCAGTCAGCCTCGTCAGCGCGGTAGATGTAATCCGCAATCAAGACATCCTGCTCGTCAGCATCGCAGAACACCTTGTCGCCGTAGGTGTCATACTTAATCGGGTGATCGCCCACCGTCACAGCAGACAGCATAAGAAGATCAGCAGGAAGCTGATACGCCGCGTTAAAACGACCAGTCGGCGCGGAAGCAAGCCGATTTAACTGGGCCTGTTGCGAAGCAAACCGCCACCGAGAGTTAGTCAGCGCAGTCCGGGCAATGTCCTCATACATCGCGTCGGCAACGTCAGACTGAGCCGTGCCGTCAGCGAATGAAGAAATACCCTCTTCCCCGATAAGGATGAGGGCGCGTGAGCAGACCTTGATGGGCGTGTTTGCTGGCATGGCGGTAAGGGGGGCCGAAGCCCCCCTAGTCCTTAGTCGCTGTCAGTCTCGGCAATGGCAGTGCCATCCGAGACATCGACAACACCAGCCGCATTCGACAGAACCGACACAAGGTGGGTCGTCGGAGTGCTGGTGTCAGCCACGATGATTACGTCCCGAACAGCAAGCATGTTCGAAGCGTCGTTAAAGTAACCGGCGGTGTTCACGTCAGCGATTGCATCTTCAGTGGTGTAGAACCACAGATTAGCATTCGACGCGCCACCAATGCGGGTCAGTCCAGCAGCAGAGAAAGCCATTCGTCATCCCCCTCAGTTGTTGTCGAGGACTTCGTAGACGCCGTTGCTGTCAATGACAGTAGCGCCCATCGACATC